TGAGACATGTAAGATACCCGGGTGGCCATCCCTTTCCAGGAGTACTGAGGGGCCGTCATTCCTGACACAGTTACTAAAGTCATTTCTTCTCCAAAGAGGAAAGGGGGCAGGCCGAAGCCCGCCCCCCTGCTTTGTTGCGGTTGGTTAGAACGGTGGTGCCGGAGGTGCTACAGGTCCGCCCGGTGCCGGTGGTGCTGGCGGGAACGGAGCAGGAGCGGGTGCTGCGTTTTCCCAGGGGGACGCTGCTGGTGTAGGAGCCGCAGGAGCGGCTGCTGGGGCCGGTGGAGCGGCAACGGCAGGAGCCGGTGCTGCGTATGCAGCAGGGGCAGGAACCGGAGCCTGAGCGCCGCCTACAGCCGGGTAGTATTCCTTGATTTCGTTCCCCGGCTTCGAGGAATTTCCGGTGCTAGGACCAATCTTTGCACGGAAGCTGCGATTGGTGAGCGCAGACACAATCGTGCTGTCGTCCGGTCCACGAGAGAAGAACGCTTCGTCAAGGCCAAGCGCGCCCATCTTGCGGAAGAAGTAACGGAGAGCCCCAGGGCTTTCCTTACTGATTACGAGGTTGTCCCATACAAGACGCTTGGCGTGAGGGCCACTCTGGACCTCAGCTTTAATCTTGTACATGGGCTTTCCATTTGAGGACATGCGAGCCTCGGCCTCAATAATCTTGAGGTCGTAGTCTCCGTCCGGGATTGGGGCATAGGTTCCTGTGCTCTGGGCATCTGCCAGCAGGTCCATCCAATTAGCGCCACTCATGTGTATCTCCTATTACTCGGTTGGTGTTTCTGGGTTTTGGGTAGGGTAGTTGTTCTGCGCTCGGGGGCCGAACACACGGTCAATCATGGTTTCAATGCTCAAGCCCTCTTGCTCCACAATGGAACCTAGACGGCCCTGAACACGCTCTTTAGCCTCGTAATCCGGGGTACGCTCAACGTACATTCTGCGTGCCTTAAACGGAGGCTGAGTCGGGTCTGGGTGCTGGAATGTTTCCATTGTCAGCGCCCCCAAGATGTCATACAGATACGGGGCTTGTACTTTTAGCTGACCCTGTAGGTATGGACGACTAACACCTGTAGCGTTGTTCTTATCTGCCATGGCAGTCAAAACAACAGCTTCGAGCGGGTTAGTCTGGTGGGTTGTGAGGTCACGAATATTACGAAGAAGTCCACCCATCTTGCGGAGAACCTCACCCCACTGCTGCATTTTAATCTGCTCGTCACCAGCAATCTGGTCGAACAGCTTAACCTGAAGCTCCGAAATGGAGTCAATGATGAGCGACTTGAACTGGTGCTCTCCGCTTCTCAACCATTCGTAGACCTTGTTTACGGTGTTGTAGTCGTGAATATTGACAACAACGGTGTCCCAGGTTCCATCAGGCACAGGGGGTGCTTCACGGAATGGGTCCCAGTACTTAACAGTAATCGGCAGGAATCGGTGTCCGGCCTCTACGTCGAGCATGAGTCGAGGGTACGGTGCTGTGACCGCAAATGATGATTTGCCAACACCGGACTCGCCATAGACGAGAACTGTCAGCGAACGTGGTACATCGGACACGTATTACTCACTTTCCTTTTTTTCTTCGTATCGTTCATTGGGGTTTCCAACTTCGAAATGGTCTGCAATAGCGTCTTCATAATCGCTGCCGTCGTCAACCATGTGGCAGATAGAGAAGAATTCACACTTCCATTTGCAGTCTCCGCTAGGTCGTGGGTATGCCACGAGACGATGGTCTTCGCCGTTTTCAAGGGCTTCTTTTACCGTCATTAAGTCTTGTATCGCTCCATATAGTCTAAACCAAAATGAGCGCAAAGTAAAGACATTATGCAAAATTTCTTCTTGAGCATAAAATGGCGGCTTAGCCCGAGCGGTCTGCTTGTTCTTTTTGAACAGCGTGAAGATAGCGCCGTCACTTCGGTCGTCTTCGGTGTTGTGATACGCTTCGAGCGTAAGGTACGTCAATACCTGCTCGTTAAGGTGCAGAGTACTAGTGAATTGGTCGAAGCTCTGTCCCACAGTTTTAAAGTCTCGAATAAGTCGAGTACCGTCTGACTTACGGCGAACACGCATATCAAGCTTGCCCTGTAGTTCTACGTTCTTCCCCGGGATGGGGATAGGCATGACAAGGGTTTGTTCGTTAGAGATAATGTCGTAGTCGGCATCGATTCCTTCTTCTGCCAGCCACTGTATATATCCTTCGAGCATGATTCTGCCCATATCTGCTTCAGACTCAAGCTCTTCAATGTTGAGACCTTCAGTAAGGGCAACTATCTTGTCTTTTTCAACAAGCTCCATGTAGGCTTCAATGAGGTCTGTCTCATTCTCGTAGAATTCTTCTAGGGCGTTGTGGATTCTTGAACCCAATGCTAGCGGCCCGGAAACACGTTTGTTCTTCGGCTTTAGTCGCCTGTCGTAGGACAGCCACCACTTNCGTCTACAGTCNTTGAANGTCTGAATTTCNGAGTTNGANACNCGGTATGCACCGGAGTTGTTGGTGATGCTACTCACTGAGGGCCTCCTGCANAAATCGTAGGAGTTTTTCTTGGTCTCTCATAACTTCCTCTGCTTGTTCGGCTTTGTCGCCTAGGATTTCCTGTACACGCTGTTGAACACTGTCTTCAACAACATAGTCGGTGATGATGATGTTGTCATGAATTTCTGAGCCGATACGGTGTACGCGGTCGTTCGACTGGATGTCATCAATAAGGGAAAATGGTCTCATGATGCGAAGAAGTCTGCGCGCTCTGGTCAAAGTTACCCCCACGCCGCCAGCCTGCACGGTGTAGAGAATGTACTTGATTTCTCCGGACTGGAATTCGTCAATAGATTTCTGTCGAACATCTGCCGACAATCCACCGGTAATCATACCGTGGCGAAGTCCAGCCTTAGTGAGTCTTGCGCTGAGAAGTTCAAGAATCTGCCGGGAGCCCGGACCACCGGCTGAAATAGCTACCGAGTCCGTACCGAAGTCTCCACTGGTAATGTCGTCCATCATTGCATCGAGTGTGGCTGATGGTTCTGACATTCTGATGTATTCTTCTCCGGTTCTTTCGTCGTATGCAACTTCTGCATAAGCGACTGCAAACTGAACAAGACGGCCCATCTGAACAAGAGGGCTTGTGGCGAGAGCGAAGCCGCCCTCTACCTCAGCCATCATGTGTTTCTTCATGTCTTTGTAGGCTTTTTTCTGCTTGGCAGACATTTCTACGAAACGCTCTTCGTAGATAATAGGCGGCAAGAAGTCAAGTACAGCCTTTTTCAGCATCCGACGCATACGAGGGTCAACTGAAGAGAAGAACTCTTCTTTCATGTGAGCTTTGACACCGGTAACGTAAATTCCGCCGAACATGTTCTCTACGGAGTCCACCATTCGGTCCATCCACTTTGTCTTTGTGGGCCACTCTCTCTCGTTGACCCAGTGGAGAATACTCCAGAGGTCTATAACACTTTCACCGATGGGCGTTCCTGTAAGAGCGAATCGAATTTCAGCGTTTCCGCTTGCCGCAAGCAACGCTCGGGACTGCTTCGCTCGCGCGTCTTTGGCTCGGTGGATTTCGTCTGCAATGACGGCACCGAACTCAATCCCGTTGAGTTCTTTGGGGTGCTTTTCACAGCGGGCAGCGGTAATCTTTTCGTCAATGCCTCCGTGTTCCGGGCAAGAGACGAGGGAGATGTTGCCGAAAGACGAAAGCCGAGAATGGGTGCGCAGAGACTCCCAGTTAATGACGAACACCTGTGGCCGTTCGTCTTCGTTCTCTGCCTTAAACCATGTGTCGAACTGCTTGCGCCTCTGGGCAGGTGTTCCATTGATTACCTGCACGCGAGTGCCCGGAAGCCACTTTTCGAACTCTCGCTTCCAGTTAGTCTTAATCGTATTAGGGCAGACAACAAGAGCGGGGAAGGGCTTTTCTCCCCTGCGCTCTAGCTCTGCAAGTGCTCGAATAGCTTGGGCCGTCTTTCCTAGCCCAGGTTCGTCTGCAAGAATGGCTCGTTTAGCTGTAGCTAAATACTGAACCCCGGCGCGTTGGTGGGGGTAGAGGTCTTGGTCGCCCTCTTCAAGGTACTCAACGTCTTTCAGTTGGAAAGAGGGTAGGATTCGGGTAGAGTATTCGTTGGCCATCCACGCTTTGAGTTCTGGCCCTACTTCGAGTTCTTCTCGGTAGGTGGACTTGATTGCTAGTCCTGCTGTCCATGATACGGGAATTCTCCATACAGAGTCTTTTGCGGAGTTAGTATGACCCGGGTAATCCCGGCTGTGAGTTNNTTGTATCGCGCGGGTCGCTCTGACCAGCATGGTGGTGCCGGTTGAGTCTAGCTCTACGTATACAGACATGAATTCCTTACTTTCTTTGTGTCGTTAGTCAATACTAGCAGAAAAGTCGCTCCGATGGTGGGCTAATTTTTCTAGTATTGCGGTGTGTCGTTAGTCTTGAAGAAGACGAATAGGTTTCCAACCTGTTTTCGCCAGATAGAGAAGACCGTGCCGAATAGAGTCGAGGGCGTGTCCTTCTCCTCCTCTGTGCCAATACCCGAGTTTTTTGAGGGCGGGATTGGGAAAGAGACTCATGGCATCAGTAGGAAGCTGAAGCTTGAACTTAGGGTCGGTTTTTGGGTCGCGGCCAATGTCTCGTAGGCTTTGCTTCACAACACCAATAAGCTCCATGCTATAGGGTTGAGGAGATTTCTTGGCCGTAGCCACCGTGATGGTGAACTTTTCGCAAGCAATCTCTAGCTCGGGGTGGTTCTCAAGCTCCCAACGCACAGGCATAGCAAATTCTTCTTCATCGAGTTCTTTGGCCCAAACTAAAACAGGCTCTTCTTCTAAGACGTGTGTAAATACGCACATTCCGGTCTTAAGCCCGGGGTCAATTGCTAAAATTCTTCTAGTGGTTTTCAAGGTACTTATCTCCCCATCGATTAAAGCCGCCATCTACACCTGCCGTGAGCGGAACTGCCCATCCCTCTCGGGTGGTCATGCACTCCTGAACAATGGGCTTGATTTCTTCAGCCAGGTCTTTCGGAACCGACATAACAATTTCGTCGTGTACCGGAACAACAAGGTACTCTGTCAACTCTGCCTGGTCGAGCTTAATGAGGTTCTGCTTGAAGATTTCCGCAGCAGAGCCCTGAATGAGGTAGTTAGTGAGCGAGTATACCCGGTCTTCGTCACACGGTAGGTTACGTCCGGTGCGTGTCGTTACGTAGCCCACACCCTCTGTGTTCAGTCTGTCAAGGCCTTCACGTTCGATACGCTTCTGGAAGAGCTTAACGCCCGGGTAGGTGTGGTCGAACGAGTCAACAACCTCGCGCATGATGTGGGTTTGAACACCTGCGGTTATTGCCATCTTGTCCACGCCAGCGCCGTAGAGTTTTCCATAAACTACACCCTTGATAAGCTTTCGCCGTGGGTCACTCTTTTGGAGCGTGTTGTCTTGATACACCTGCTGCATGATGGACGTGAATACGTCCCCACCCACCCGGTCGGCTTCGAGGAATAGTGCGATAAGAGCAGGGTCCTCTGAGAAGTTGGCGGTGAGGCGGAACTCAACTTGGTCGAGGTCTGAAGAGATAATGACTTCATCTTCATTCCTCGGGAGGAAGGCGTTACGCACGAGGGGGTCGTTGGATGGGAGTGTTTGAAGAGCGGGCTCGGTGATGGACATTCTTCCCGTACGTGCTGCCATGATTCGAATTTCGGGATGAAGCAGACCGTCAACGTGTCTGTTGATAAAGTTTTCGAAATAGCTAGAGGCAAGCTTATCGGCTTTACGCTGGCTGAGAATGGTTTCAGCAAGGCTACGGACCTCTGGCTGTTCGTCTCTGGTGAAAAGCTCTAGCTGTTCCTTGTCCACCGAAGGGTTGCCTGTAGGTGTTCTTTTAGTAATCTGGGCACCCATGGACTCAAAAAGTGTTGCCATTTGAACGGGGCTGGTGATGGACTTACCGTAATGGTCGTACGCCCAAGACTTGATGCTGTCTACATATTCCATAAGTTCTTTGTGCTTACGTTCAGAGTAAGGCAAGTCAATCCGCGCGCCGTTTACCTCCATGGTGGTGGCAATTCTGCGCGTGGCCATTTCCAGTTCATACGGAATGCTAAGGGCGGCTCCTGGCTGTACTTTTGGATAGAAGTGTTCGTGGAAGATGCGACTGGTGATAACCGTGTCGAGCGCGCCATACTGCCAATAAAGGTCGAAGTTGGTAGGAATGGTTCCCCAGGTCCATCCGTTCTGTGTGAACGCTTCATCTAGCTTCTGCTGCGCGTATGCCGCCATAGGGTCTACAAGCCGAGCCGTTAGAGGCTTCAAGGCGTGTGTCTTTGCGGCTGGGTCAATGACTTGTGACATGAGCATGGTGTCGTGAGCAAGGTGCCACGGAAACTTCCACCGGCTTTGCGTCATCATCCATTTTGCTTCGAAGGCAATGTTGTGGCAGATGATGGGTCCGTTGAAGTTTGTGAATGTCTCATAGAAAAGACCGGCCCACTCCTCCCACGGAATGGCCCATCCCACCTGACTATCGCCAATCTGGAGAAGTCGAATCTTCCCGTGCCACGGGGAGAGAGCGTCTTTTTTGTCTTTACCGGGATATTCACCGGTTTCGAGGTCCAGAGCAACAGCCCCGAGCGGTCGGCGCTGACCGAGCCATTCCTTGAAGTTGTGCGCTTCTTCCAGCGAGTCAACGTAGCGTAGTTGTACGTTCCCAAGTCCTGATGTCATTAAAGATTCCTGCCTGCATGTTAATCGTCGTCTTCTAACTCACCGAACGGGTCTTCGTCATCTTCGATGGTGACTTCCGTGTCGTTGTCGTATCCGTCCCGATATGCGAGGGAGTCGGAGATAATGTGAGCTACAATTTGCGAAGCGCTTCGACGGTCGAAGCCTATCTTTAGCAATTCTACATGCAGTTCATGCATTTCCGCAAGCATATTTTGGAGTGGACTTGTTTCGTCCAGCCCAAGAGCGGACGTTGCTTCACCAAAATCAGGGGCATCGGAGTTTGTCATACATTAAGTATAGCGCTATATCAGGTACTGCACCCGGTAGGCTTCATCAATCTCAACATCAATGTCTGAAGCGTCGTCTAAGAGACGCTCAGCGACTTTTGTGAGGTATTGACCCCCTGACCCATCTGGACGGTATAGAGCCTTCAAAATAGCTCTGGGGTCGTGTGTAGTCAGTGTCCAGTGTCTGTCCACTTCCGGATAAACTAGAGGGTCGGATTTTTCTGGAACACATTCTAGACAAGGCAAAGCGTTGGCACGTAGTCGATAGTTTTCCGTCTCTTTAAGTCCGTACTTGCCCACAAGGTCGCACGTCGAGGCGTGAAAAATACTGCTCACACCTAGTCGGTGTAGGACGTAAACGCCGCTTACAGTTTTGTACAGCGTGAACTCTATCCAACGCTCGGAATGTGCTTTCTGTGAAGACGATTTTGCTAGCTGCTGCCCCTCAAAGCGAAGGACGCGCTTGCCGTCTTGTACATCATATTGTGTCATTATTTTCTCTTATCCGCCAGCAAGAGCTAGCGCTTCTTCTTCAGTCAGCCCGAGGGCTATAAGTTTCGCCAATGCTGCTACGCGCGCCGGGTCTTCTTCCGGGGCAGGCTCCGGTTCTGGCGGCTCAGGCGCAATCCACTGGTCACCATCATGCAACCAACCTACTGCAACTTCATCACCTACTGGCAGTAAAATGCCTCTCGGGCTGAAATCAGCAACACCATCCCACAGTATGACGTTGGTAACTACGCCTGCCTCAACAATGGCATATCTCTCTACATGACTCATGCGTACAACTCCACAATAACAACTCCGGGCGCTCCTGCGCCACCCAATCGAGCAGAACCGTTGGCGTTCGACATTGCTCCACTACCGCCTCCACCCGCCCCGAGACCTCCTTGGCCGACCTGACCGCCACTACCAGCGCCGGTATATGTCCCAGGAGCGCCGCCGCCAAACCAAGCACTCCCCCCCGACCCACCGACACCGAGAGTAGCGTTCCCACCCGCCATTGTTCCTGACGACCCTTCGTGCGTAATGT